GCAGCAGTCGCCAATCTGGGTGTTCTAGCCTCTGCCGCCATTGCCTGTAGTTGTGACTGTGCTGTTGCAAGGCGCTGCTGTTCAAGTCCCTGTGCTGATTGAGACATCCTATTGACAAGTTCCTGCTGGGACATAGCATAGTTCCGTTCAGCATCGAGGCGACGCTGTGCTTCTGCAACCCTTTCAGCATCCGTCACGAAGAAAGGATTGGTCTGCCACGAAGCACCAGTCCAGTAGTACGGTTCATTCACATTAGGTTCTAAAGGAGCTTCACCTACTTCACCTACATATTTCCAGTAGTAACTATCAGAACTATAATCAAACGCTGGTACATACCCTCTTGGAAACTGCTCAGGCTGGGGGAGTTCCTCAAATGTCATCCCGCCGCCCCCCCCACTCCCCACTCCAGATTGAGGGTCTATACCCGTTTCTATCTTATATTTCTTGGCAAAACCCACAATCACATCGGGGTCGGTATCCATAATCTCTTCTGCATCTACAAACGAACCGCCGTAGTATTTAGTGATTATATGTTCCCAGAAGGCTTCCGTATAACCAAACTTATCTATAAGTCTTTGAATCAAGTCCATTATTCCCCTCCAGATAGTTTTCTACGGCCCAGATTCGCTTCCCCTATCGTTATCCCTATCCATTCCTTTGCCCTCTTGCGAGCATCGTCCATGATATCTTTTATATGCTCTTTCTTCTCTTCGTCAGAAAGCCTTTTGTAAAGAGGCGATGCTTGGAGCTTTTTGATATTCACGATAGACAGTTGGGCTACCTTGTTTCTAAATAACTTCGTTTCATCATCATCGAGTGGCACACCGTCTATAGAGTCGCTATCGGGAAGGTTTATGTGCATCCCCCTGATATCGGGCAGACTATAGAACTCTCTTGCATTCTTCCCCATCTCGGGGTAAGCGAGAATACCTTCTCCGACAACTGCTAATGGCGCAACCGCTGCACCCGCAATTCCATGTTCTTCAATGGCTTCTACAATATCCTGAAGAGCCATTGGAAGACCTCTATCCAACCATTGCTGCCCACTCGTTACATCCGCCTCTTCCCCCTTGAAAGTCCTCCCCGTCCAGAAGTCGGCAATCATCCCCGTCAATGGCGCAGCCTTAGTTCTTGCAAGATTAACCGTAGTCTGTAGAGGGTCAGCCTTATACTCCGCCCCTGTAACTGATGATATTCCAGTTAATGCCTTGAGCCGTGCGGCAAACACCACAAACTGCTGATACCCACCCCACGGGTCTATCCGCAACCCTCCAATCCGTATCTTGGCGAAGTCGGAACTTCGGGGGTCCCACTCCACTTCCCACAGGTTCATCTTCTCCCCCATAATCAAAATGGATGAAACCGTACCAACTGTTAGCGTAAAGTCTTTCCACGCTCTTTTCCTGACCATCCGATTGGCACTAAGCAAATGACGTGGAGCCATCATCCTGCCTACATTAAGGCGTGGGGCAAAGAATATCCCACCAAGATTAGATGCCAGGTTTCTAGCCTTGCCAAGATTGCCTCTACCTGTCATCTCGGAAAGATATTGAGAGAACTTAATCATTTCACTCTCAACACTCCACCCTTTAGGGGCCTTAGCCGCACCACTCGCTATTCGTTCATTAAACTTTATAGCATCATCGAAGAACTTGTTCCATATTTTCCAGTTGTGGTCATTGGCCGCAGTGACAAACATCTCCTGCGACTTCTTAACCCAGGGAAGTCTCTGCGTAAGTCGAGGGATTGGCCTATCAATTCCATACGCACCAAACTCCTCAACCCCCATCCACTGCTTCCCCCCAGGAATCTCTCTTGGTCTTAGGAAATCATACCCCTTCTCTTCTGCCAACTTCTGGTAAAGGGAATACCGAGGATGTTGCTGTATGGCATAGTATTCCTGCTTCGCCACGTTAGAATCTTTCAATACCCGAATCGCCTTAACGTTCGCCTCGGCAAAGTGCTTCTTAGAACCTAAGATAAGGTACTTCTGCTGCCTCCAGAAGGATATGTCAAATGATGCAAGATTGGCCCGCAGAAGAAGACCGATATCCCTAATAGTCATTCCTGCTTCACCCAACGCACGACGTATGATGTTCACCTTATCCCTTGCTATCAACTCCGCCTGCCTAGCACCCTTCAAGAGTGCGTCTTCAGGAGTAAGCGCCCTGCCAGCATCAACAGTAAGTTTGCCACCTGCTGTTCCCTTAGAAGCCTCAGCTAAATCAATCTTCAATTGGTCTAACTCAAACTCCATCTGTCGAGGGGTCTTGCGAACCGCTGCTTCTCCTGGGACATAAGCACCCTCCCCCAACCTTGCCTGACCATACGGCTTCGCGACGATGTTCCTGAGATATGCGGCCATCTCTTCGTCCATCGCCTGAATCTCGCCAGCAAGCCTCTTCGACCCCAATACCTGTCTTTCTATTACATCCCGTAAGGGTTTCCCTTGTTGCAGTGTTTGTATAATCTCTGGGTTATCCCCGAAGACACGCAGTAGTCGGGAGTAGGCGGAACCACCCTTAATGCCAGCAATACGGGGGATAGGTTTACCTAGCAAAGCATTGGTAAGAGCTTCTACTGTGGAAACCATCTCTAGCGGCTCACGCTCTAATACCCTATAGACTTTGGAGAAGAGTGCTTGGCGCAACTCATCAGCCATCTCATCCACAAAAGTCGAAGAAACCCTAGGAAGTTTCCCTGTCAGAGATTCTTCCATAGCCTGCCTTATGGCATTTTCGGCATTAGACCCACCAGCCATCAACTCTTCAGCCCTTGTTCTAAGTACCTCTGTACGTCTTCCAAGCGCTTTACTGCGCATGGCAACGGTTAGGTTCCATGCCTCTTCACCCTCTGGCTTAACAAGAAACTCACCGAATTGCCTTATGATATCGTCATCAGATGCTCCTGCCACTTTCGGTGGGACAGTCCCACCCGCTCCCATTGCAGGTGGTTTAACAGGTGGCCTTACTGCTGGTTTAACAGGTGGTACACCTTCTGTAACTTTGGGCGGAACAACACCAGCTTCTGCAACCTTGGGAGTTACAGGAACCTTCCCTACTGGTGGGGTGGTGGGGATTGCTTTTCTGCGAGCAATCTCTGCCTCAACTACTTCGCTTATCCTTCTCTGTTGTTCACCTTTCACACTACGCTGTTTTAAGAAAGGGGCACTATACTCACGTTGTGCTTGCAGTATTTCGTCACTGGCTTTCCTCGCCTCAAGCGATGTCCAGGATTCAAGTGTCAAATCTGTTATTGGAACCCCACCCTTCCCTACTGGTGGGGTGGTGGGAACCTTAGCAACTCTTGCAGCAACCTCATCAAACTCACGTGATAGAATTGCCCTCTGTCCCTTAGCATCGAAGCGAAAGCCTATAGCATCAGCATTGGACTTGTACTCTGCCATTCGACTCTTGATGAAGGCTTCCTTACCCTGTGCAACTATCTGCCTATCTTCAAATAGCCGTAATGCAGCATCTACATCCACCCCACCCTTCCCTACTGGTGGGATAGCTTCTTCGCCGAACTTGAGGGTCTTTATACCACCTCGTCCTTCCAATGCAACATCGGCAGCACCTTTACCCAACCATCTTGCGGCACTCGGAGTCCTCTGAATGATTGCCATACCCGCTTTGCCGAGTATCTTCAATGAGGTCTTTAACAAAATCGGTGCTATGATAGGGTCAGCCATAAACTCCAAGGCACCCTTAACGGGCCATCTGACAGGTGAAATCTCGCCAGACTCTATCATCTGCTGGACTTCAGGAGACTTCATAACCTCGTTCAACCAGTCTACTCTTTGCTTCGCCGTCATACCCTTACGGATTTCGGCGGCTTCATCGGATGTTCTCAGCCAATCACCAAATCGCGTTCTGGCAACCGTTACAGCACTTCCGTAGGGCATCACTGGCCCTTCCAATGGTGCAGCTTCCCACGCCTCTACTGTTCCTCTAGCACGTGCGGCACTTGGTGAAACACCCTGTTGGGTCAACTCTTGTTGAGTTGTCTCGTATGCCTGCCTCGCTTCTGGCGAGAACAACCTGGATACTTGCCCCAGAATAGACTTGGGGATTTCCTCATAACTCTGAAGTTCCTGCTTCACATCCTCTTGGCGTGGAATGCGTGGCGGTTCTTGTAAAAGTCCACCTTGGTACTCCTTCAACTTCTGGAAGTATTCTTTCCTAAGCCTGTTCCATCGCAATCTCTGTTGCTCGGTCAGCCCCGCAGCACCGTACTCCGCGTATGGCAAAGGGGCTGGTTGCCATTGCCCGCCAAAAGATTCATATGGTGCTTTGAAACCACGCCTAATCCGTCCCCAGGGAGACACGGGTTCAGGGTCTTCTGTCCTGCGTGGTGCTGGCGGAACCCACCATCTAGCCAATTTCAGCTTCCTCCTCCAGCTTGTGCACCTGCTCCAGCATCTTGTCAAAGGCCAGTCTATCCAACTGCTCCCAGGTTAAGGGCTGAATCTCGCTATCCACGAAATCCTGGACTATCTTGGCCTCCTGCTCCACTATTTCATCTATCGCCTGCTTACACCGCTCCAGGTAGTTCATCGCCTATATCCTCCTCCACCCTGGCCTTGCCCCGTCATGCTGGGGCCTCTCATACCCTGCAACTGGTTCTGCATATCCTCGGGGCTGCCTGGCAGTGGCTTGGGCGATGATGGTGCCATTACCCTTCTACCGGATTCCTGAACGTCTTCCATAGGCGGGGCTTCCTGTAGTGCCGCATAGGGTTTGCCTTTGATATTGGCTTCCAGCATCTTTCTTTCGATGGCGTCCTGTATCATAGCAGCCCTCATTTGAGCTAAGCCTTGAGCCACCGAAGTGTCTTGCGCTACCAAATCCTTATGGTCTTCATTCTCCATCGCCCGCCAGTCAACGTTGGACATCTGTTTCCTGGCCCACTTTATGTTCACTATTCCCGACTTAGTCAGCCGTTCCAGGTCGTCGTGCTTGGTGTATTCCTTCTCTTCTGAGTAGGGGGCGAACTCCACGTAAAACGTAAACGGAGGGGTTAAATCCTTCTTTTCGATGGTCATATCGAACTCGTCAGTGGGAGTTCTCGACCACAGCCTGAGTCCTTCCAGCTCAGGAAGGTTCTTGTAGATAGTGGCGCAGTTTGAAAGCACCTTAGCAACCTTATTCCTGAACGATTCGGAGGGGTATTGGAACCTTACACCGCCCAAATCAGCCAGTGTACGAGCGTGAGCCGCCGACCGGACGCCCGTTTCAGACAGTCCCTGAGTCGCCCTGGGGGCGGCGAAGGCCATTATTATGCTGTTGATTATCTCTACCTGGCGCATAACCGCGTCGGGAGCCAGGTCGGGAAGCTGGCGCTTGAGCGAAACCCCCTTTGGCAGCTTAACCACATCCCCGTAGGCAGCCTTAAACGCTGCCAGTTGGTCGGCGTTATCGCCTTCAGCGGTATACCAGGGCAGGGCACCCAGCTTCATAGCCACGTCGTACAGTGAGAAGTTCCTACTCTCCGAAATCAGCACGCCCCTCAGATACCTAAGAATCCCCACGTACCGCTTGGCAATTTCCCCGTCATATGACAGGTTCCCCAACCCCGACTCTATCAGGGTATAGGGTTTAATCCCGTACTTATGCCTGAAGACCCCGTCTGCAACCTTGTATAACGGCTCATTATCGGCCAACTCGCACCTGAAGTTCTTATCCCAGTAGGATGTTAGCACCACCTTTTCGTCCACTTTCTTACCGTCGGGGTTGGACCACTTGGGCCACCGCTGGCGCACGTCTATCATCATGCGCTCTCTTTCCTCTATAACGAACGAACCCGACGGGTCGTGCAGCAGGTTCCTGGGGTTGACCGCTTGAATGACTATAGGCATGGTGGAGTCACGTTCCGCCCTCCATTCATCCAGCCTGTTAGCGTAATCATCGTCGGGTTCCCCGTCTTTCTGCAGGGGTTTATCCATCCACCTATCGCCGTCGAACACGGTTTTGATGCAGCCCAGCCCATAAAGCCCCTGATGCTTGGCCGCTACGCGCAACTGTGAAATATCCTCTTCCACACTGGAGCGGTACAGTATCCCCTTACCAAACTTAGCCAGCAGCTCCGCCTGCCGTTCCGCCTTTTCAGCCTTTTTGGGGTCTGTTTCGCTCCTCTGCGGCACGGAGACCCGCGCATTAGCTAAGTCCACATGGTCGGTATAAACATCTATCAGCTGCCTGGCGGTGGGGATAACGGTAGCGTCGTCAACAAACTCTTTAGGCACCTTCAAGAGCTGCAAAAAGTCCAGCTCGTAGTACCTGTCATCCTCCTCGAACTCCCTGTGGACATCGCTATAGATGTCCCTCATCTTATCCCTGAGATACAGCACTTCTTCAACGGTTATCTTTTTTTCTCTCATCTGGCGAATGTAAGCGTTCTGATAACGCTCGTACCCCTTTCCGTGCTGGACACTGCCGAGCCGTATTTTTGCACCAAACCGCATAACCCGTAACGAGTGGCGTCTATAGCATGGTCGTCAAGCTTAACCGGCTCTTCAAACACCACCCCATCCTTGCTCCTGTAGTGATAGCCCCTCATTTCCTTCCACAACGCATCCGACGCACTGTAATCCGACATGACGATGTTAATCATCTGCCTCTTCATGAGGTCTATACCAAACTTTACATCCCTGTTAGCCGCTACCACATTATAACCCGCCCTGTTTAGCTCTTCAATACGCTGCGGCTCCCCCGCATCAGCGAATATATCCGCCTTCTCTTCATGCGATAACAGCTCAATAAGGTCGGAATTGGTCAACCTCTCTTTGTGAACCTTCACCTCAGTATAAATATCACCCTCCGCCTGCATTACCTTCACCAGCGATGTAGGCGCTGTGTACCCGAAGTCCAACCCGTATACCCACTTCCCCCCCTGCGGCACTTCCTTTACCTGCTGATACTTGGAGAATATCAGATTCTCCAGCCTCCCCCATTCCCCTAATGTGTATACCCTGTAGAAATTGTCATCCTGGTATATCAGGTTCTCTAACGTTACCCTGTAATCATCCGATAGTGTCGGATTGTCTAAATACGTCGAGTGAATTACCTTTACATCAGGCTGCTGCACTAGCTTCGTCGCTATCCACGAGTTGGCATCCGTCGGATTCAACGATAAGTATATCCTGTTCCTCTTCCCCTCCGGCGCAGGCGACCGCAACGCCGTACTCAACACTACGTAATCCTCCCAACTGAACTCTATCGCCTCCTCCATCCATATGTAATTGAAATCAGCACTCTGTATCTTGCTAACTTCGTCCAACGCAAAAAAGTCTATCTTCCCCCCTACCTTCCACTTGGCATCCCTGTACCGTATCTCATGATTCGTCTTGTCATGCTCGCATAACGGGTATATCCCTAATTGCCTCAATAACCCCACTACTAAATCATAACACGTCCTCCTCAACGCAGGAAATGTCTTCCTGCATATCCCTATCTTTACCCCCTCTTGCTCCGTTAAATGCTTTATCAATACCTGCGCTATCGAATAGCTCTTCGAACTCCCCCTACCCCCTATGTTCGCTAATACCCGCTCCTCTGTGCCCGCTATCTCCTCAAATACCCGCGTTACCCTGCTAACTTCCATTCCCCTACCTTTACCCCTTTTTTACCACAGCGTTCTACAGGATGACCATATATATATCAAACCCCAACCGGCCTGTCCAATCCCACTTCCCATATAGCTTATGTTTCTACTATACTCTTAGTCTTCTCTTACGTGCGCGTTAGGTATTAAGATATACATATGTATTATCATTCCATTGGATTCCCATCACCGTCCAACTCCGGCACCACAGTCTCCACCATGCGCCTGCCTCTGCGCACCAGCACACGCTCGCCAGGGGTGAATGAGCGCCAGTTAGCCGGTGTGCAGATGGGTAGCTTAGGTTGCACGGGCTCATTGTGCAACCTGGACACTCCCATAATCCGGTTGCCTTGTATCTGGAGACCAGCCGCCTGGAGCTTGGAGCTTGTCCTCTCAATAGCGCTAGGTTGCACACGTTGTAGTGGCTTAGGTTGCACAGACTTATCAGTGGTTAGGTTGCACGTAGGTTGCACAGACCTTGACCGGCGCATACGCTCTCTGTTCCTGGCCTTGCTAAGTGGCATCTATCTCCTTTCGCTCTTCTATCACCCTCACCTTTGGTGGCTCAAACGGCACAAACGCTATCTGGACCGTTGTCTGTCTAGTCGTGTCCTGCCTCTCCCGGCGTGCCCATCGCTCAGGATGCCTACGCTCTAAAGCTGTCATCGCAGCGGCCCAGTATTGCGGCCCCGCTGCACTCGCATCAGATACGCGAGTTATCATGGTTTGTTCCCATTTTGCCACAGCTTTTCCGATTTCCTCAGCATACGTGATAAAGAGAGATTCGTGTCTAGTGAGGCCTTGGTCGTAGTCTCGTTGCGCGTTATTAAGCCATTGGTTATGGCATTGACCGACGATACCGAGTGATTCCAGGGCTGGGGTAGGATAGCCACCGGATGATACGTAGTCGGCGACGGCAGTAATAACGGCGTCTGAGCATTTGGTAGGTTTACCACCTTTGGGTCTGGGGATAGGAGTACGTTTACCTTGGGACATTATTACTCCTTATAAGAGGGTATTGCTGGCGGTGAACGCCTCACGCGGCGATGTCCATGGGCAAAGTCTGTCATGTGAGCCTCAACCATGTCTCGATTGTACCACCACGCTGCTACTATAACATAATATCATACT